CCCAACTGGACTTTCATTACTTCCATAGTCGGAGCATCTTTATACTCTTGGAAGTATTCCATTATTGTGCCAATTATAAATTGGTTTGCTTCAGACTCAAAGAACTTAACATCTAGTATGTCAGAAATTTGTTGCAGAAACAGTCGGTCGGTGAAAAGAGCTGAGATTAACTTTATTTGAAAGTTATAGCCCCAATCGGAAATTCTATCGGTCATATATATATCTTATTGTTTTAAACCTGCCATAGTGTCGAGATAAATAAACGAGTCCCTGAGCCAATACTCTGGGTTGTTAACTATCTTCATCCTATCATCTTGCAAGTATTTTAAAAATTCGGATGGAGCCAAACGGGCTGTCGGCTGCTCTACGATATTTCGAATGGATTCTTTAGCCACTCCAGATATATCAACTTCATGTAACTGCATCAATCGGAAATTTAGATCTAAAAGCTTTTCAGAGGCTGCTATAGTGTCTAGCACTTTAGCTTCGTCTTTCCTCTGCTTAGCATCTTCTATCACATCATCCATTGAAACAATAGTCTCTCCAAATAACATTGGGAGACGTTTCTCTAAGGTTTTTTGCCCAAGGCCCTTGATGCCTGGTATGTTGTCAGACTTGTCTCCAGTCAGAGACTTATATAGAATATAGTTCTCAGGCCTTAGCTTGAACCGATCTTTCATATCTTCTTTGAAATAAAACTTCTTTGCTGTCGGAGACCAAACTGCTATCTTATCATTGATAAGTTGTAAGAAGTCCGTATCCGTAGACATGATAAAGTGTTGGCTTTCTGGCAGGATCTGTTTTGCTATATATGCTATAGCATCATCAGCTTCTATCTTTTCAGTAGCCATCACAGTAACAGGAAGATGCTCCAAGTACTCAGTCAGTCTATGTATTTGTTGGCCCATAGAAACTCGTTCGTCTTCACCACTCGAATTAGAATTTATTCGGGTTAAGCGATTATTAACTGTTCTTTGGGCTTTGTAGTTTGGAAATAGCTTTTTACGTCTAGCAGATCCGCCCTTACCATCAAAACAGATTATAACTCTCGTTGGCTTAATATGCCTTATAGCATATCCAATAGAAAGGAGGAATCCTGTTATACCACCGATATGTATTCCATCTTCGTTAGTTGCTGGATTACATGTGTATGACCTGATAAACGTATTAAGTCCATCTATCAACAACACACGGTCGTTAAGCCCCCTAGGGGCAGATTCCTCCTTTAGATTGGCTAGGATATCTAAATATTTAACCTTGTGGGACATCGTCATTGCCTATTTCAATGTCATCAATACCTATAGCATCAGTCTTGTAATCCATAATCATGGAATCGCAAATCTGATTATATAGCCGGTCTTTCCGTTCAGGGTCATTTAATATTTTAGATTCGAACTCTTTAGATTGAAACTTAATAATCTCTCCAGTTAGTTCGTCAGTATAGGTATACCAAGCTCCAGCTTGTGCTACTAGTTTTGCATCTTTCATCATTTGTAGCCAAGAGCCATAGTCATCAATACCACTATCAAATAGAATATTAAATTCTGCTGTTCGTAGTGGTGGTCCCATTCTATTTTTAACTACTTGGGCTTTGGTTTTGATCCCAATGACTTGGTCTTTACCATTCACTTTGACTTTGATTTGGCCTGCAGCTTTAAGTCTTAATCTACAACTTGCATGAAAGCCAATAGCTTTACCGCCTGATGTAGTATAAGGATCTCCAAACATAGCACCCAACTTAACTCTCAATTGATTTGTAAATATCAAACATATTCTTTGACGTCCAATCATCTGAGTTATCTTTCTCATTGCTTTTGAAAGAATGATAGCTTTTTGGGTTGCCCAACCTGTCTGATCGAAATCATCAGCCTGTTCAACTTTTGTTGTAGCTGCTGCCACAGAATCTACTACGATAGTAACCAAACGGTCTTTATCTGATTCTCTAACTTTGGTAATAATATTCTCGATAACTTCGAAAATATCTTCAACCGTTTCCAATTGAATATATAGCATCTTAGATACGTCAATACCAATACACTTTGCAAAGTCTTCATTCATTGCATTTTCAGTATCAATATAGACAGCTAAGCCACCTTTCTTTTGAGTGTTTGCCAGAAGATGGGCAGCTAGCAGGGATTTCCCGCTAGCTTCTAAGCCCGTCAATTCTGTTATCCTACCTACAGGTAAGCCTCCATTTTTGCGATTGGAAATAGCAAGGTCCAATATACTTGAACCTGTGCTAATCCATTCCCCTAGATCAGTTGGAGTATCCTCCGAACCATCTAGAAAGTACGCAACCTTGAAAGACTTAAACTTCTTGTTTAATGAGTCAGCTAATGAATTAGCCAAGTCGTCTGTTCTTTGAGCTTTAGACATTCAGATCTTAGCTAAATAGGTCATCAAATGCAGCTGAGATGTTGTCTGTCTTCTTGACACTGGCTGGAGCATCTGCTGCTGTGTCCTTAAATGGACTTTCAGATTTACCTGCTGTGACTGGAGCTGCACCTTCTTCACCACCATTAAGCCAAGTTGCTAGAGCAGCTTTTAAGTCGTCATATGTACACTTTTTATAAATGTCAAAGATATCAGTCTGACCATTCATTACCATATCAGCAACATTTTTATCTTCTGTTGCAGGTGTAACATTAGGCTTAACCATAATAGTGGTCTTTGGATATCTTTCACTTCCTTCTGGAGGAGTATAAGTGATTGTTAAGTCACGACCTGCTGTAGGATCTGTGATGTCACCATAGTCAGGGTCAGCAATAAATGTTAATAATTCCTGGTAGACTTGTTTTCCAAATCCCCACATCTTAACACCTTCTGATTCCTTCCCACGAATTAATACTGGTAGGTATGTTCGCATCTTAGGCTCAAGCTTCTTTCCCAACTTCCAGTCGTCAGAGTTACCTGATGATTTTAATTGTTCTGCAAATTCGAGTACCGGATCTGGCTCACCAAAAGTAAGTGGTGATAGATAGTTGCGCTTACCCAAATCATAGTGGAAGTATAGTTCCATAAATGGGTTTTCTTTATTATGCTGGTAAGGCACTATTCGTAGTTGGTTTTTACCAGGTTCTGGTTTCCAAAGATTCGATGTTCTCTGGTTAGTTGTTTGAAGCTTGTTCAGCTTATTGCGGATTGCATTTAGATCAATTGCCATTGAGTTCTCCTTTTAATTGTTAATAGACATGTAAATATAAGACATAACTTCTCAAATAAAAAATTATTTGGTGGTTAGTTTTCAAGATTTGTCATATAATCTTGAATAGATAATTCTTTTGCTTTTGACTCCACCATAATATCTAGGGGTAGGCCCCACGAGTTGATTTTGTCGTGTATATAGTCTGAGTGAGCTTGCGGCTTTATTTTTGGATTATTTTCGTGCAAGGCTTTAGATTCTGAGTAGTGTACACATTGCTTGATTTCGTCCGGCCAGGTTTTAGATGCTAAGTGTAGTGCAGCTTTTTCGGTTAAATCCCCAGTGCAAAACTGGTGGTGGTGATAGTCGAAGACAATGGGTATGCCAACAACTTTGTGTATACCATGATACAAATCCATTACAGAATACATTGAAGCACGGTCGTCGTTTTCTATAGTAAGCCTAGATTGTGCGCCAGGACTAAGACGTTTAAAGCTTTTGCAGAAGCGATCCATTGCCGATATTTTATCCCCGTATGCACCACCAACATGTATATTGATTTTTGCATAGTTGGATTGTGGTAGGCCCATTAGATCCATGACTTCCGCATGTTGGTTTAATTCGTGAATAGATTTATCTACGACCGACGGAGTTGGTGAAGCCAAGACCACAAATGGACCTGGATGGAATGATAAGCGCTGATTGTATGACTTAGCCAGTGTACCAGCACCTTTTAATATGTTTGATATTTTGGTGTAATCTGGTAGGTCCGATATAGCATACTCCGACATCCAAGGAAATATTCCTGATGACATACGAAATAGCTTGATGCCATTTGCATGATTCCACTTTATAATTTCCACCAAGTCTTTTGAATTTTGCAATGCTAATTCAGATGCATACTGAATGCCTTTAGCGTTAAAGGTTTTTTTGATCATTGACCGACTTGTAAATATACCCGACTTGCGAAGGTGGGTATTGATACATGCATATCCTAATTGTGTTTCCATTTTATCCATTTTGTATACTACTAATATACGACTTATTTAGTAAAGACTACGATATTAATCGTTAAAAAACGTTATTTCCAGAATAGTTGCACACAGATAATACCTGTTGACAATATCAAGGATGTTAGAGTTTTAAGACTATTACCTTCACTCATAAAGTAACTAGTTAGTAGGGCATATGCCACCATACCAAAACCAAAGCCTATAAAACGGCCAGGCCATAATAGACCATCAAAATACTCATAGGAATACTTAGTTGCTTGGATAAATAAATAGGAAATAATTGAACCCATACCGATCGCTAGGATCATGGGGTTGCGTTTGAACCATGGCCATAGGAATTGACCATTTACTTGGAACCAAATTAGGGTTTGTCCGCCGAGGAACAGGCTTATAGCCAGTAGAAGTTTATGCATAATATTCAATCTTTAATTAGTACTTAGTAAATATAATAAATCTTTGGTGAATAAAAAAATTTATTGGGGGTTATTTTTTAATTATTTTTGTTTTGCGAACATACGCTTAACCTGGTCGTGAGCACTTATCGTATCTTCCGGAGGAACACTTAGTACATTAGCATATGCTTTGGCATCACTAACAAACTTAGGCACCCACGATTTTAATTCAGATTCTAACTTATCCAAGGTAAATACTTTTTTTATTGTTTGGGACATCTTAGTCTTTTTACCTGGGATATGCTTTGACATTAGGTTAATTCCCTGAAGCTCTAATTGACCATAAGTGGATATGTTAATTCCGGCATAGCAAGTGGCTGTAAACATAATGGGACTATTGCCAGGAAAGACGGGAGGGTACTTTTTAGACTCTCCAGTTGTGTTTGCCGAGTCTTCGATATTACGGCCATTTCCAAAGTGTGGACCTGGGTTGTCGATAGAAAGTTTTGATATCCCAGTATAGCCAGATTTCTTAGCAGCAGCTAAAACCTTTTCCATTGGCTTGTGCATTATATCTATATACTTATCTAAAATCGGGTCAGCTTCTTCTTTGGTGAATTGTATTTCACCCTTCTTAAACTTAGGCCCAGTATTACCAAGGGGATTACTTGGTCTTGCCTCATTTAGAATTTCAGTTAACTTAATCATAAGACTAAATGTTTCTAAATTTAGGGGATCCTTTTACAGCCTGTGCATTACGGAATTCCGAGTCAACATAGATGTAGTAGTCTTCTTTACCATTACTTAGGTAGTGGACAACAAAGTTTTCGAAGTCTTGGTATGACTTAACACCTGTGAGTTGATCATTTGCGATCTCGCCGTCAGTAGCTACTTTATCCAATGCAGATTTTTTACCTGATGGGAAATGTTTGAATTCCCAACCATTGTCCCACATATTCTGAACGAAGTCTTCAAAATTACTAGCTTTAACTACATCTTGTGGATGCGTATATGCTGATTCATATAGGTGCTTTTCATTCCATTCGCGAATGTTAAATTTTTTAGGTCTTGACATATTAATATCCTTTTTTGTTGAAAGGGGGCCTTTAGGGAAAAAACCTTCCTCGATAATTTTTTACATATATAAATATCAAGCTATTTACTTTGTATGCACCACATCATGAATGGTCGTGGGGGTACGCTTGAGGTTTTCACCGTTTGTGGTTAGTAAGCAATTCTGATATTCGGTCCAGTCCACCTGAAATGATGAGTCTAGCTCGTCATTGTTCGCGAATCGGATTAGTGTGTTCAAGGCATTGATTGTGTAAAGGGTATTGGTTTGCCTTTTCCTATGTAGAGAAATTGTACTGGCAAGAATGTTGAAGTCTACTGACGATCCTACATTATAGGTACACATGTATTCATATTGAGCATCTGCATTTTCTAGGACAAATATTTTACCAAATAGAACATCATAATTTTCAGTTATGGAACTAATGGTTTCATCTAAGGATTCACCGAACGTAAATGTGCAGAGGAGCTGGGTTGTCACTTGTATTATTTCCTAGCAGCCTTTGATTGTAAGCAATCTCTCATTCCCTTCCCAAACCCGGTAGCGACCTTTTGGGAGGTTCCAGCGGTTCGCCAGGTATCATCAAATAGGTCTTCGCCTTTTCCACTTTCATCGTCAATTGTAATCCTGTCACCACCTGGTTGCACTCTACATCTTTTTCTTAAATGGTCTTTAAGTGCTGCCTTGCCTTCTGTGGTTGAGCTATCACCTTTAAACCCACTTCGTTCTCCTATACACTTTCTTATCATAGATGGCTTTACTCCGTTAATTCCCATTTGAAGTAACATGCCATCGTCTGAGTCCATATCGATATATGTGTCAATATGACATGCGTCTAGAACCCCACTGATATATCCCTCTTGATGTGGACCATTATCAGCATCCGGATTGTCTTTCGAATATCCATCTGGTTTGTCTGCTTCTACCAAATCGTTAACTGCAGCAGCGTGTGAACTTTTGACTACGTCTTTTTCCGTTTGTTTTATCTCTGCAGATGCTTTGACACTCTCGTCATCGAAATTTAATGTTGGATTGTCCCTTTTAAACTTACCATCTGCTGCAAACTCTCCCACTTTAATAGCAATTTTGCCATATGTTGTGTATGAGGGACTTTTCCCTTCAGCAGTAAGTTTTTTTGAATGAGCATTCATTTCAGTTAAAAGTTCTTTAGTATCCATCTTGTCAGGATCTAAGCCGTTCTTTTTAAGATGAGCTCTAAACTTTGAATTTTCCCTTAACTTTTTGATGTAGGGTTTCATTTCTTTTGATTCGCACACAGCAACAAAGTCATCAGTAATTTTAATGTCGCTTGCTGCTTTAACAGTATTTTCCTTAACCTCATCAACTTTTTTTATATTTTCCTGAAGAGATTTTATTACTTCTTTGGCAACCTTAGGCCCATACTTAGCTTCTAGCTCGCGGAAACGTTTACTAGGTGACGAGTTGTTTTGAGGATCCCGAATCTGATCGTCTTTTTTGTTAGATATGCCCATATAGGTGGTTCTGCCTTTGTCGTCCTTACCTACAACATAGGTGTCATGATATGATTTGAACTTGGAAAAGTTTTTCAGTTGCTTTTCAGCGTATTTCTTATCTTCAGGAGTTTTAGCATTTTTTAAATTATCTTCCAAATGGGCTTCAACTGCTTGGTCTGCTTCTGGAGTAGACTGAACTGTCACGTTAGGCTTTGATGTGTCTATTGACGACTCCTCTATAGATTGCTTAGTTGATAATGCTCCATCATAAGCAGTTTCCATCCATTCATCATATGCTTTATCGTTGCTATTAAAGCCTTTTTTACCTTTTTTATGGAATACACTCTTTGGGTCAGATTTGGCTTTCTCCCTTTGCTGTAGCACCCACACCTCTCTTTTTGCAAGGTAGGTATTAAATTCAGGAGAATCGGGTTCTAAACCTAAAGCTTTAGCAGTACGAGAATCTTGTTTAGTTTTTGGTCTATCATTAATTTCTTTTTCTTTTTCTAGTATAGCCTCTTTATTTTCCGAATCGAACTTATTAAAGTCAGTGTTAGTAGCCTCGCAATACTTGGATTCCCCTTCACTAGCTAGCGCACCTCCTGGTCCAGCAATTCCTAAGGCCCTATTAGTTTGTACGCCATTTTGGAATTCTAC